TATTCAGACAAAGTTAAGTATAATCCAGTTTCTTTGATTATAGGAGTCTCAGGAGGAGTTGACTCTGCAGTAGCAAGTACTTTATCGGCAAAAACAAAATTAAAAACAATTGCAGTATCTATGCCAATAAGACAAAATAGTGAGCAACACAATTTAAGTTTACAGCATTTGGAATGGTTAAAAAGTAAATATAATAATGTTGAAACAAAAATTATAGAATTAGATCATGTTTTTAATTCTTTTGAAAAAGAAATGAGAGAATATGAGAATAAATTAGCATTTGCAAATTCTCGTTCAAGACTCAGAATGACTACTTTGTATCAAATTGCACAATCTAGTAATGGCATAGTAGTAGGAACCGGAAATAAAGTAGAAGATTTTGGTGTTGGTTTTTATACTAAATATGGAGATGGAGGTGTAGATATTTCACCAATTGCAGATTGTACAAAATCTCAAGTTTGGGAAATGGCAAAAGAGTTAGAAATTAATAAAGACATAGTAAACGCTCCGCCCACAGATGGTTTGTGGGATGATAGCAGAAATGATGAATCTCAACTTGGATTAACCTATAAGGAAATAGAGGAAGCTATGGAAAATAAAGATAGTCCTCATTTTGAAAAATATAATAAAATTAGAGAACAAAACTTACATAAAATGATATCAATTCCAGTTTGTAAATTTGAAAAATAAAATGAATTCTTTATCCAGGTTTGCCCCTAGTCCAACTGGTTTAATTCATATTGGAAATGCTAGATCAGCAGTTTTAAATTGGGCTTATATAAATAATAAAAAAGGAAATTTTATCTTAAGAATTGATGATACCGATTTAGAAAGAAGTAAGAAAGAATATGAAGAAAAAATAAAAAGAGATTTAAGTTGGCTTGGAATTAGTTGGAATAAATCATTTAATCAATCTGATAGAAAAAAAATATATGATCAAAGTATAGAAAAATTAAAAAAAGATAATAGACTTTACCCATGCTTTGAAAGCCAAGAAGAGCTATCACTTAAGAAAAAATCACAACTTACTTCTGGCAAACCACCTATTTATGATAGAAGCTCTCTTCATCTAACTGAAATTGAAATTAAAAATCTTTTGCAATCAGGTAAAAAACCACATTGGAGGTTCAAACTTGAAAATAAAACTATTGAATGGAATGATTTGATAAAAGGAAAAGTATCATTTGAAAGTAAAAATTTAAGTGATCCTGTATTAATTAGAGAGGATGAAACTTTATTATATCATTTGCCTTCTGTAATAGATGATATTGAAGAAGGAGTTTCAGAAATTATTAGAGGTGAGGATCATATTTCAAATACAGCATTTCATATACAAATTTTTGAAGCCTTAAATTCAACTATTCCAACTTTTGGACATCACCCATTTTTAACTGATGAAAATGGAAAAGGATTTGGAAAAAGATTAGGTAGTTTGTCAATTGAAAAACTTAGAGAAACAGGATTCGAAAGCTTAACAATATTAAATTATCTTTTAAGTGTTGGTACAAGTTCTAATATTAGTAGTGAAACAGATGTAACTAAATTAATAAATAATTATAATATATCTAATATTTCAAATTCTTCTCCCAAATTTTCAATTGAAGTTCTAAAATTATTAAATAAAGAAATATTACAAAAATATACATATTCAGATGTAAAAAATAAATTTCTTGATTTAGGTATTCCAACAAGAAGACAACCAATGTCTGGAGCTATTGTAGGTTTTCCTCACGATGTCTGGGCAGATGTAATGGGTGGGCTTAGTATAGAATGCAAAGCTAGAAAGGGAGGTAAAGGATTTGTTACTATGGAGAAGTGGCAAGGCAGTGCAGATCTTTTAGTTCTTGTTTCAGATTATCAAGAACCTCGTGTTCAGATGAGATGGAGAAAATTTAAGGAGTTAATAGGTTATGTCATTTCTGAACAACCTGAGTCTAAAGGATAGAAGAAGACTTAGAACAATAGTTAAAAAAACCCACCTAAAGCATTACCCTACACATATGATTACTGACTATGAAGCAGATAAGTTAGTTGAAGCATTTGGCGAAGAAGTAGTTTATAATATGTTAAAAGCCAATGTAGGAACTAATGTCGATTAATTTTCAATATAAACCAGAAGGCGATACATTAAAAAACTTTATGAAGTCTAATGACTTCTTTAGAGGTTTAAGAGGCCCAGTTGGATCTGGTAAATCTGTGAGTTGCTGTATAGAGATTTTTCGTAGAGCAATCCTCCAAGAAAAGAACAAAGAGGGAATAAGAAAATCTAGATGGGCAGTAATTAGAAATACAAATCCCCAATTAAGAACCACAACCATTAAAACTTGGTTAGATTGGTTTCCTGAAGATAAGTGGGGAGATTTTGCTTGGTCAGTTCCTTATACCCACTTTATTAGAAAAGGAGATTTAGAAATTGAAATTATATTCCTTGCTTTGGATCGGCCTGAAGATGTTAAAAAACTTCTATCACTTGAACTTACAGGTGTGTGGGTTAATGAAGCCAGAGAGATACCTAAGAGCATTATTGATGCTTGTACTATGCGTGTGGGGCGTTATCCATCTATGCGTGACGGTGGAGCAACCTGGTATGGAGTTATTGCAGATACTAATGCTCCAGAAGAAGATCATTGGTGGCCCATAATGGCAGGGGATGTTCCCGTGCCAGATCACATATCTAGAGATGAAGCCTTGATGTTAATCAAGCCTGACAACTGGAGTTTCTATTCTCAACCTCCAGCTCTTGAAGAAAAGAAAGATAAAGATGGAAGTACTACTGCTTATGAACCTAGCAACCTTTCTGAAAATAAAAAAAATTTAACTCCTAAATATTATGAGAATATTATTAGAGGTAAAACAAAAGGTTGGATCGATGTTTATGTTTTAAATAAACTTGGATCTATAGAAGAAGGCAAACCTGTCTATCCTAATTATAAACAAGAATTACATTTATCAAAAGAACCTATTGAACCTAATCCACTTCAACCTTTATTTATTGGTATTGACTTTGGATTAACTCCTGCAGCTGTCTTTGCTCAAAGATTAGTTACAGGTAGATGGATTATATTAAATGAACTTGTATGCTTTGATATGGGTGTAATGAGATTCTCTGAATTACTTAGAGGTGAAATAAGAAAACTATATAGAAACTATGAAGTTATGATTTACGGAGATCCTGCTGGAGATTTTAGATCTCAAACAGATGAAAGGACTCCATTTCAAATTATGAGAACCTATGGATTAAAAGCAATACCTGCTCCATCAAATGATCCTGCATTAAGAATAGAAGCTGTTGATGCAGCTCTTTGCAGACTATTAGATGGTAAAGCAGGATTTCAATTAGATCCTAAATGTATTAATTTAAAAAAAGGATTTAATGGAGGATATCATTATAGAAGATTACAAACATCTGGTAATAGATATGATGAGAAGCCTATGAAAAATAGATACTCTCACTGCCACGATGCATTACAATATTTAATGATGGGAGCTGGTGAAGGTAGAACTATTTTATCAGGAACTAATAGAAGTCAACCTACTATAGTTAAAAAGGATTGGGATGTCTTTGCTAAACAAACTAAAAAAAGAAAGGTTAAAAAAGTATGGGATTTGTTCAAAAGGAATGGTTAATATATTTTTACGAAAATCCTAAGGAAGAAAGAAGTCCTTGGTTGCATTTTGTTAAAAAAGGATTCAGGCATTGTGGTGCATTAGGTTATGTACAACCTATTCAAAGATGGGTTCATTTAGAATGGACTCATATGGGAGTACGCCATATCTTATTAGATGATGATGAGATGAATCAAATAATAAGCTATATGTATGATTTTAAGATGCTTAGATGTCCTGTTAAGGATCTATACCAGCTATTAAGAATTAAAGATTACACCTGTGTTTCATTTGTAATGAGATTAATAGGCTACTATAAGTGGTGGATCTTTACTCCATACCAATTATATTGTGCGTTGAAAAAGGATGGATATAAGTCATTTTACCAGGAAATTAAGGATCCAAATGAAAAAAAAGAAATTAACACCTGAAGCAATCTTTGACAAACTTGATGAATTACATCAGGAAGAACAAGATCTTTTAGAACAATTAAGAGATGAAGTTTGTGAATGCAATGATATGGATGACGATTTAGATGCTGATTTTGAGGAGGATAGATAATGAGTATTAAAGATAAATTAAAAAATATTTGGAGCCAAAGCGATTATAAGCAAGTTTCAGATATT